GATTGGTATAGAGTCAGAGAATCTTGTTTATCAATTTTGTATTCTGCCAAAAGATCGCCGAGCAGGGATTTATGCACTTGAAGATGGTTATGTAAAAAAAGACTTATATGATCTAACTTATGCAAACGATGAAGAACAAAGATTATGGAAGGAAGGAAATAACTAATGATACAGGTTCATGATGGTGTATTAGAGGATCATGTTGCAGAATTGATTAATTCTCAAATGAAAACAGTTTATTGGAAATATGATTATCATTCAAATAAGAAACATCAGTCATTACATTGGCATGTTCTTTGTGGTATGACTTCAGTAGCCATAATTGCTAAAGGTTTTGAGTGGGTGATGCCTATCTGGACAACTGCAATGAATAAGTATGATTTCAAAAAGAATTATAATGTTGATACATATAAGCGCATATACATGAACGCTCACACACATGGTATTGAACCTGTGATGCATCATGATGATGGTGATTTCACTATGATATACTATCCACGAATGGATTGGAAACCTGAGTGGGGTGGTGGTACTTTGATTGATGGTCAACTTGTTCCCTATGTTGGTAATAGTCTAGTTATATTTGATGCATATTTACCACACATGGCCATGCCTGTTAGTAGGGAATGTTATGAATTGAGAAGTGTAATTGTATTTAAAATTTTAATCGAAGGTGCTAATCGTGAACGGCTTAACTATTATAAAGATTGATTTATTATGACATATGATCTAAAGGATTATCTCAAGGCTGTAAATCAGACAAAAGAACCTCTGATGGACGGTGAAGATGAGGAATGGGAGAGAAAATACCCACCTTTCATAGTTAATAAATGTGTCGGAGCATTTCCTGATACCATCATGTTGGTGAATGAGATCAACCAACTACCAAATGTAGATAAGAAACTTCAGTTTGATTTTTTGATAAATAGTCTGAGGCCAAGGAAAAGATTTACCCCGTGGTTGAAGGCGAATAAGTTAGAGAATCTAGAGTATGTTAAAGAGTTCTATGGATATAGTAATGTAAAAGCTAAGGCTGCTCTTGATATATTGTCTGAGGACCAACTCGCCACCATAAGAAAAAGATTATATAAAGGTGGGAAAAATGGAAGAGATTAATTGGACACAGGATCAGATGTTAGAAGTCGGTTTGAAAGAACCTGATGACTTTCTTAAAGTTCGTGAGACACTATCACGGGTTGGCGTAGCTTCTCGAAAAGAAAAGAAACTATATCAGTCATGTCATATTTTACATAAACAAGGTAGATATTTTATTGTTCATTTCAAGGAGTTGTTTGCGCTTGATGGTAAGAACACAAATCTATCAGCTAATGATATCTCTCGTAGGAATACGATTACAAATTTGTTGAAGGATTGGGGATTGGTTAATATTATTAGTGAAATTGGAGAAGTTGCTCCTCTTAGTCAAATTAAGATTCTGTCTTATGCAGAAAAGAATGATTGGATACTCGAAACTAAATATAACATTGGTAAGAAAAAAGAAGTCTAATGGAAAACTTTAAGTCATACACCACAGAAGCAAAAGAAGAAAAATACAAATTATTGATTCTGTCACATGATGATCCGTTTGATCCAAATGAAACTGGACCAATGGTTCGTAAGAAAGCATCTGAATTGGGTATAGAAGTATATCTTGCTGAGTTTTCTGGAATGTATATGGAAGATAAGGGTAAGGATCAACTAGTATATTCTTTTCCTGTGGATGATGACGGTAAGGTAGAACTGCCTGGCATGAAAGATGATGCTGAGTATGATAAACCCTTTACTATAAACCCAGAAAATACATTGGTCATGGCTCGTGGTATTGGTTCTACGGTTAAGACAGGTAATTTGTCTTGGAGAGTTGCCTGTTTAAATTTAGAGAACCAAGGGTACACTCTGATTAATTCTGTTATCTGCCATGATATTTGTAACGATAAATGGTATAATCAGATTATCTTTCAACAGAACGATATTCATACACCAAACACAGTTTTAGTTCGCCACTCAGAGGGCGCTGAAGATGCAGCAAAAAGATTGGGTAATAAGTTCCCAATGATTCTAAAGACTGCTGTTGGGTCTAGAGGTGTTGGTGTTATCTGGATTGAAAGTTTGAAATCGCTTCACAGCACTATACAGTTGCTTCATAGGGAAGATGAGTTTGTTGATGTTCTTTTACAAGAGTATATAAAAACAGACTATGATGTGCGTGTTATTATTGCAGCTGGTAAGATTCTGGGTGCAATCAAAAGACCTGTTATCGGGGATGATTTTAGATCAAATGTATCACAAGGATCAGAACCAGAATCACATAATTTGACAGAACGTGAAGCACAGGAGTCTTTACGAGCAGCTGCTTCGGTTGAAGGCCAAGTTGTTGGTGTTGATTTTATCCCTGCAAAAAATAGAGATAAGGAAAGTCCTTATTTCATCGAAGTCAACTCTACGCCCGGCTTGATGGGTATTGAGGCAGTGCTTTCAAAGTCTACTGCAAAACCACTGATTAAAGGTCAGGATCGTAGCATCACCAAAGAAATTTTAAAGATATATATGAATCGTGACAATTGGACCCTTGACAATTCTACAGGAACTTGATATACTCTTATAATGAACTTCTATACAAATGTCCTGCAATATGGAAATTCCATTCTTGTCCGTGAGGTCAGGAATGGCGAACGCACGACTCGTAGAGTCAAATATGAACCCACACTTTTTGATCTAGTTACAACAGGTGAGAAAACTGGATATGAAACGCTGGATGGTAAGATTGTTCGTCCTCATCAACTAGATTCAATCAAGCATGCTAAAGAGTATATTTCACTAAGTGAAAATCAAAATGTAGTTTTTGGTAATACACAATATTCTTATTGTTGGATTGCTGATGAATATCCTAATCAGATTAATTGGGACTTGGATCAGATGCTCATGTATACCATCGATATTGAGGTGGAATGTGAAAACGGATTTCCCAAGCCAGAAGATGCCGCAGAACCTATGCTGTCCATAACTATTAAGAATCACCAGACCAAGCTTATAGTTGTGTGGGGTATTGGTGAATTTATCACTGATCGTAAAGATGTAACTTATATTCAATGTGAAAGTGAAGTACATCTGCTGCAAGAGTTCCTAGCATTCTGGGAAAATAACACACCTGATATTGTCACTGGCTGGAATACTGAATTTTTCGATATTCCATATCTGGTTAATCGTGTTCGTAATGTATTTGATGAAGAGGAGATAAAACGTCTATCCCCTTGGAATAATGTATTTGCTCGTGATGTATACAAGATGGGCCGGACTCATCAAACATACACTCTTGACGGTATTTCTGCACTAGATTACTTTGATCTTTATCGTAAATTTACATATGTTAATCAGGAACGATACACTCTTGATCATATTGCTTTTGTGGAGCTTGGTGAACGTAAGGATGGCAATCCATATGAAACATTTCGTGAGTGGTACACCAAAGACTATCAGTCGTTCATTGAGTACAATATTCAAGATGTTGAGATTGTTGATAAACTAGAAGACAAAATGAAGTTGATTGAGCTTGCATTAACGATGGCATATGATGCAAAGGTCAACTTCACAGATGTTCTTGGCACAGTGCGTTACTGGGACATTCTAATTTATAACTATCTGCGTGAAAGGAACATCGTGATTCCTCAGAAGTCAGATAACAAGAAGGTAGAAAAGTTTGAAGGTGCTTATGTAAAAGACCCACAGGTGGGTATGCATAAGTGGATTATGTCATTTGATTTGAATTCTCTATATCCTCACCTTATCATGCAATACAACATTTCACCAGAAACATTGGTGAATGGCCATATAGAACCTGTAAAAGGTATGGTTGATGAAATATTAAAAGGTAAGATTAATAAGGATACTGAGCATTGCATGACTCCCAATGGTGCCCTTTTCCGTAAGGACAAAAGAGGATTCTTACCAGAATTGATGGAAGGTATGTATAATGATCGTGTCAAATATAAAAGACGTATGCTCGATGCTCAACAGGAATATGAAAATACTGGGGAGAAGAGTCTACTTAAAGATATTGCCCGATACAACAACATCCAAATGGCAAAGAAGATTTCTCTTAATTCCGCGTATGGTGCTATTGGGAATAATTGGTTTAGGTATTTCGATTTGTTGGTTGCTAC